GCAGCCACCTCTCGAACCAGCGGACCCTGACCCTACGACCAGCAGCTGAAGACACGACGGTGACTATTGACGGTAGCGCATCGGCATCGATGGACCGCTCCTACGACGGCATCACCGTCCACTGCATTGACCGAGAGTGGTACATCACCCAACGCAAGAGCAAATGAAGATTGCCGTCCACTTCCCGGTCTATAAGCGGCCGCGCATCCGCAACATTGCCATGGACGCGCTCGACCGCGTACGCGGCCAGTTCCTCGAGCATGGCATCGAGATGGAGGTATGCGTCATCGGCGACGACCCCGGCCTTGCGGCGGTATGCAAGAAGCGCAACTACATCCACTACGAGGTAGGCAACCACCCCGTCGGGCGCAAGTTCGAGATGGGCCTGCGCTACATGCTGCGGCATATGCAGTTCGACTACCTCATGGAGTACTGCTCGGACAACATCCTGCGGAACGACTGGGCAGAGAAGATGGCCAAGGAGCTGAAGGCCGGGCGAGCGTGGGTAGCACACGCCGCCTTCTACATCGTGGACAGCAAGACCGGACAGACACACCTCTTCAGCGGGCGCGGCCAGTCGAACGTCGGACGCTGTACCTCGCGCAAGCTGGTGGAAGCCTGCCAAAAGCACCGGGGCCACTGCTACGAGTACGAGCTGATGAGCGGTCTCGACGCGTGCTTCCGTACCAACATCAGCCGCTGCACCGACCATCTCACCTTCCTGCTCAAGAGCGAGACCCCTATGATTGTGGACATCAAGAGCGAGGTCAACATCAACACCTTCCGCGGCTTCGCCAACAAGCCCGACCGCTTCCCTCCCACGGAGGTAGTCGGCGACTTTCCCGAACTTTCCCAACTGAAACCCTTTAACTTTTAAGACATGCCAACCTCCGGTAAAATCCGCTCCAACGCGATCGGTATCTTCATCTCCAACGAAAGCGCCAACAGCGGCACCTTCAGCGGCAACACCTACGGCGACAACACCTCCGAGAATGACACCTGGGAGATTGTTGCCTGCGCCACCTCCGGCACCTTCAGCGGTTCCATGGAGGTCATCGACGCCACGACCAAAGACAACGACGGCGAGCGCGAAATCCTGACCTCTTCGCTGTCGTGGACTATGACCGCCGACGGCCTCGTGGAGTACGGCTTGAGCAGCTCTGTCCGCAGCGCGGCCGACCTCTTCACCCTGTGGAAAGCCAAGACCAAGGTGAAGGTGGCATGGACCACCGGTCTCGACGGCGACCTTATGTACTGGGGCAAGGCGTACATCACCAGCTACGAAGAAACGGCTGGGTTGAACGAAGTGGCCTCTTTCTCTGTTAACTTTGAAGGCGACGGCACAATCTACAAGGCTGTCCTCGACACTTCGAAGGCTGTATTTAACCTGAACACGTAATGGCCAATAAGCTCCAAGGCAAGTTCTCCCTGCAACTGACGGACGACCTGACGGTGGACGTCTGTCTCAACCTCTACGCACTCAACCTCTTCCTCGAAGAGGAAGGCGCACAGTTGGACCAGTTGCAGGAACTCTTGGAGCAGAAAGCCCTGGCAAACCTCCCGAAGCTGGTTTGGGCGGGAGTCAGGACACAGGCCATCCTTTCCGACCGAGAGCTGCCGCTGAACTTCCCCAAGTTCGCGGCGCTCTTCGGTTCGGTCAGCTGGGACGAAGTGAGCAAAGACGTGCTCACCGCCCTGCAGCTGGACACAAAAAAAAAGTAAGCGGAGAGAGCGGCAAGGGTGAGCCGTTCGACATGAGGTCGTTGTACGTCGCTTGGCTTGAGCGCGGCAAGGACCCGTCTATTTTCTGGAGCAGTACCTTCGGAGAGGTAATGATACTTCTGCGCTCCTATGAATTTAGAGATGAGCTCCAGTGGATGCACACCAGCGCCGTCATGGCAATGCTGGCGAATATCCACCGAGCAAAGAATTCACGCGCATACGAGTGGACGGACTTCAATCCTTACTCATCGTCTCGCAAGAAGTCAGCCGCGCCCAAGATCACGGCCAAGCACACCCAGCTCTTCGACAAGATGAGCCAAGCACTGAACAGGAAAGATGGCTAAAGACGCAATCCTCAATATCATATTTGGCGCCAACACGAAAGAGCTGGACAAAGCTCTTGACGGCGCCACGAAGCGGCTGCGCGACACGGCGGGCAAGATGAACGACTTGGGCAAGTCCTTGTCCATCGGCCTTACCGCACCCATCGCCGCCTTCGGAGCTATCGCCACAAAGAACGCGGTGGACAGCGCCAAGGCCATCGCCCAGGTAGAGGCCGCGGTACAGTCGACCGGAGGCGCGGCCGGCCGGAGCGTGGCACAGCTGGAGGAGATGGCCGCGGGCCTGCAGCGCATCAGCCTGTACGACGACGACCAAATCCTCAAGGAGGTCACGGCCAACCTGCTGACCTTCACCAACGTCACCGGCACGCAGTTCGACAAGGCGCAGGTAGCCATCCTGAACCTGTCGACCCGTTTGGGCACGGACCTGACGAGCGCGTCGGTGCAGGTAGGCAAGGCGCTGAACGACCCTATCAAAGGTGTCACGGCCCTCGGCCGCGCCGGGGTGCAGTTCACCGCGCAGCAGAAGGAACTCATTACCACGCTTGCGGAAAGCGGCGACGTGGCCGGGGCGCAGTCCATCATCCTCGGCGAGCTGGAGACCCAGTTCGGGGGAGCGGCGGAGGCAGCGGCCAACGTCGACCCCTACACGCAGCTTGCCAACGAGGTAGGCAACCTGTCGGAGGACTTTGGTGTCATCATTAACGAGGCCATCAGGCCGCTTGTTGCGTATGTACGTCAAGCTGTCGACGCCATCAAGGGCTGGAGCGATGAGACAAAGACGACGGTGTTGGTCATCGGCGGCCTGCTCGCCGTCATCGGCCCCGTGCTCATCGCGGTTAGCTCGCTCATTACGGCCTACACCACCATCAAGGGCGCGTTAATAGCAGCTCGAGCAGCGCAGATAGGCCTGAACTTGGCGACACTTGCCAACCCCTACGTGCTCGCGGCGGCAGCCGTTGCCACCCTCGGCGTGGCTATATATAACATGAACCGGCGAGCTACAGATGCGGCCACGCAGGTCAACAAGTTGGCCGAAGCGGTGGACCAATTAAGTGCTACCGAAGCCATCGCCGAAGTCAACCGAGCCATCCTCGAACAGACCACCAAAGTCCGAAAGCTCCAGGAAACCTACGACACGCTACAAAAACAGCGCGAGACGGGAGACCAATTTGATAAGCGTATCGCCAGCCAGCGAAAACAACAGGTGCGCGACGAGCTGGCCAACGCACAAAAGACGTTACAAGGCTACACCGACCTGCTAACGGCAAAAAGAAAAGACCTTGAAGCGGAGAAGCAGGCGGCTAAAGCAGTCCAACAAACGCAACAAGCGCAGGCCGATTTGGTGGTAGAAATCCCAAAGTTGGAGGCGGTCAAAGAGGACTACAACCAAACACTCAAAGACAGCCTTGATGACTTATATGCAGAGTATCAAATCACCGGCGATCTCAACAAGCGCATCGACCAAACGGCCGAAGCATACAAACGTGCAGCCATAGCCGCCCAACGGCTCGGCGATGTAGAGCGCGCGGAGGAACTCAAGGCGCTCATGCAAGGGCAGGGCGGAGTGGCTGGGCTGACCCCTATCGCACCAGGACAAATCGCCAACCCTGCCCTGCAAGGACGCGGCCTTATGACCAACCCGGCCGATGCCGCGAGGACTGCGGAGGCCGCTGAGTATGCCGAGCAGCTGGCCGCCATCGACGAGATTGTCGTCAACCTCGGGCAAAATATGCAGGCGGTGGGCGCGCAGTTTGGCGAAAGCCTCGGCATGCTCATCACAGGCGCCGAAGGTGCGGAGGAAGCCTTGAAGGCCACCGCCCGTGCAGCCATTGACGCAGCGTTCAACGCCGCCACGGCCCTCGCCATTCAAGCGGCAGGGCAGACCGCCGTAGGTTCCGGACCGGCGGCGGCTATTATCCTGCCTGCCCTCATTACGGCAGGTATGGGCCTCATCAAATCCGTCTTCACCAACCTCGTGGGACTGGCGACGGGCGGTCTCACCACCGGTCCGATGCTGGCCATGATTGGGGACAACCCGTCCGGCAAGGAGGCCGTCATCCCGTTCGAGCGCATGGGCGAGTTTTTGCAGATGGCAGGCGTAGGTGCAGGCGGCGGCAACGTCACCGTCACTGGGAGATTGCAGGGGCGCGACCTCGTCATCAGCAATGAGCGCACCACGTTTAACCGTAACCGCACCAAATACTAATGGCAATACGTCTGCAGTCCGAATTCAGCGACAACCTCGGACTGACCTACCAGGTCAACATCCACGACGACACCTATACGGGGGCCATCATTCCCTTCACTATAGGTGGCGACGGCTTTGTTCTAAACTATGAAGGAAACGTCGAGACCAGGTACGAGCCTATCATCGGCAGCTTCCTTGAGTTCACGCTAATCGAGCAGAACAGTGACCACAGCGACTTTCTTTCCGATTTAATTCTTGCACCTGAAGGACGCTATCTCGTAAGCGTACGACTTGACCCTGACGGGGTGGATACGTTGTATTGGGGCGGCGTCATACTTGCCGAGCAGCTTTTGCTTGCAGACCAGGCATTTCCTATAGAAAACCGCATCCGAGCGACGGACGACTTGGCAAACCTCAAGGACATCCTCTACAACGACAACGGCTCGCCGTACACCAACGCTGGTTTCGGTTACACCTTTATTAAGCACCTGACCCTGGCGTTGTCCAAGCTGCGTACCACTTCGCTGTGGGCTAATGACACGCCATTCCTTCGGGCTGTGGCAAGCTACACGCCTGGCAACATCACAACGGGGGACTACTACAGCAACTTGCGTGTGACGCATGCAACCTTCTACAATTACGAGGAGGATACGGACCAGAAAAACTACTATGATGCTGCCTTTGTCCTGGCACAGTTTGCTATCAGCCTGGGGGCGCGCATCTATCAGGCGAACGGCACATTCTGGTTTACGCCTGTGGGCAAGCAGGTGGCAAGTGCTACGCTTTCCGCGTTGGCATACGACAAGCAGGGCGACTATTTGAGTGCTTCAAACGTCAGCACGAACATCGACATCGGCGTCGGTATCAAAAAGCTACGCGGCTGGCAGTACGGGTACCAGCTGCCGCTGAAGAAAGTGCGGCGGCTATTTGAGCATAACAACGCAGGGCCGGCGTTCGTTGCCAGCTATGCACCAGCCGACCACGGCACGACGACCGTAGTGCTCAATGAATTCGACTATGCCAACGGCCAAGTATTTCGGCTGCTGCTGCATAACGTGTGGAATCAAGTGCCGGACTATCCTGGCGAAAACAGCTACCATTTCCAACGCCGCATCAAGCTCAAAGTCAAATGTGGCAACCGGTATTTGAAAAACACGGTTACAAATACAGCGGCTACCGCCTACCTCCCAATATTCTGGGCGGCAATTCCTTACACGTACCCATCTCCGCAAACTGCGTCTTGGACCACCAACGCTGCCGACAGGTTTACGATTAGCGGTGCGCCACAGAACGTGCATACCGACAACATAGGCGACGCGCAATTCTTCCAGCTCGACCTTCCGCCGCTGCCTGCCGACCTTTCCGGCCTTGAGGTTACCGTGTATTTTGATGTGCTGGAACTTGACGCCGGGGTGAATACTGACCAAACCAACGCAGCTCAACCCACCACCTACGTCATCCTACAGTACGGCGGAGAAGCAGAGGACGCCGTGGCATATAGCGCGACCAGCTCAAATGCCAACACTGCCGTACTGGAGCAGGAGCGCGTCATCCTTGGGGACGCATTTGAAACCATTGCAATAGGACGTATCGAGGTCAAGACAGACAGTACCACATGGGACGATCCGACGACATGGACCAGCTCCGTCGTCACCACAGGCACGCAGGATTTGCACGAGTTAGGGGTGCGCGAAATTCTTTTCGGGCAAAATACCCCACGCCTTCGGCAGAGCGGACAAGCGTATCTGCCGGTCGAGCTAACGGTGCCACAGATGTACAGCACCTTCACCTACGACGGCCGCAGGTATGCGCCGTACACACTGAACTACTACGCGAAGGAGCGACTGCAAGACCTTGAGCTTTACGAGCTGCACGCGGCGGACGGCAGCATCACTGTCGCGGTAGATGAGCGCATCCGTAAAGGTCCAAGGTTTGAAAACCTCACCAGCGACGGTGGCGGCAAATCACTGCAGGCGCAAATCAGCAGCAACGTGCAGGGCGCATCATTGAGTGCTGATATATTAGATCTGTCTTTAGACCTGCAGGACGTCGACAGCCTGGTGACGAAACTGTACAATACGTTTCAGCCGGTAGGCGACGACTACGGCAGCACCAAGATTACCTACGAAGAGAGCAAGCTGGACGGCATGAGCGTGGAGCTGACCTCCAGCTCTATCCTGCTCGCTTCGGCTTCCGGCAACAGCACGGTGACGCTGTCCGAGAACAGCCCCGGCATCTTCGAGGTTTACCTCCAAGACAACGAAACACCAGGCGCGCCGCAGCTGGTCATGCACGCCACCGCCGACAAAAACAAAGCCGGTATGGTAGGCATCAATACCGCCGCACCGGACAGCGCACTCCACGTCATCGGACAGGCCAAGGTGCAGGGCAACATCGTAGTCACCGGCACCGTCGACGGCGTAGACGTCAGCGCATTGAAGACCACCGTGGACGGCCTGTCCGTGGGGACCGGCGACACTTCCAACTTCTGGGCTTTCTATCTTGCAGATTAAATGGCTATCAACTACAAGCTCGTCACCGCTACCAGTGACGCCTCCTCGCCGGACACCGTCTTCACAGCTACGGCGGTGGCTACGCACGTCAAGTCCATCCGGATCGCGAACGAAAGCGGCGGAACACTCACCTACCACCTCGCCGTCTACGACCACAGCACATCCACGGAGGTGCTGCTCACCGTGCCCGCGACCAGCCTGCCGGACGATGACGTCGACTTGATGGTGGAACCCATCAACCTACAGAACAACGACTACATCAAGCTGTACAGCTCCGGCGCAGGGGTGAAGGTGGCGCTGACGCTGGCAGAGAACACGGACACGGCCGGAGCCACGACGTCGGATGATCTCGCCCAAGGCACGACCAACCTGTACCTGACCAGCGCGGAGCGCACAAAGCTCACCGGCATCGCTACGGGAGCAGAGGTGAATCAGAACGCATTTAGCAACATCGCCGTCAGCGGACAGACGACGGTCGCAGCTGATGCCAAAACAGACACTTTTACCCTCGTTGCAGGAACGGGAGTAACGCTTACCACTGACGCGGGGGCGGACAGCATCACAATCGCGGCATCGGGCTCGTCCTCCAACAGCTTCGAGACCATCGCCGTCGCAGGACAGAGCAGCGTGGTGGCTGACAGCGCGACCGACACGCTGACGCTGGTGGCTGGCACGGGCATCACCATCACCACCGACGCCGGTGCCGACAGCGTGACCATCACCAACAGCGCGACGGGCGCCAACGCCTTCGGCAACGTAGCGGTCAGCGGACAGACGACGGTGGCGGCAGACAGTACGAACGACACGCTGACGTTGGCCGCAGCCAACAGCAACGTCGTCCTGACCACCGACGCAACCACCGACACAGTGACCGTTGGGCTCGGGACCGATTTGGTGGTGGGTTCTGTAACCGCTACCACCGGCAACTTAACGACCTTGGCTAACGTCTCATGCGTAGACGTTATCTCCAGCGGCTCAGCCAACCTGACCAACGCCGTCATCAGCACCTCGCTAACTGTCACGAGCATTAGCTTTACCGGCGGCGGCACCACTACACTGGGGCCAAACAACACCCTGCCCACCGACCCCAGCGACTTCCTCATCCGCTCCAACGGGAACGTGGACATTGTGCTCGACTACGACGACGACGAAAGCTCGCAGGCTTTCCGCGTCAAGGACGGCGACAATAACACTATGTTCAGCGTGGACGAGGACGGTATCAGCGTGGCCAACGGCACGTCATCGACCGGCGCTGTCATCCGCCTGGGAGAAGCCACCGCCAACGGGACCAACTACGTTGGCATCCAGGCACCCGCCTCCCTCGCCGCAAATACCACTTGGATACTTCCATCCGCCGACGGCACGAGCGCACAGGTGCTGCAGACCAACGGCTCCGGCACGCTGTCATTCGTTTCGCTTCTTACCACCGCAGCGACCACCACCGCCGGGGCTATACTTGAGCTGCGCGAAGGGACCAACAACGGGACCAACTACGTGCGCATTCAGGCGCCCGCTTCGTTGGCCGCGGACGTCACCTACACCCTGCCCACCGCGGACGGAACAAGCGGGCAGGTGCTCACTACGAATGGATCGGGCACGCTCTCCTGGGCAACGGATGCCACGGGCGGAAGTGGCAGCAGTTACAGCGCGGTGCGCACCCAGTCCGGCACCACGTACACCCTCGTTCTCGGAGATGCCGGCGACTACATCCAAACCACCAGCACGACGGCGGTGACTATCACCGTGCCCACTCAAGCTTCGGTCACGTGGGCAGCAGACACGGAGATTTACTTCGAGCAGAACAACACCGGCCAAATTACCATAGCAGGTGCCAGCGGTGTCACCGTAAACAGCAGCGAGACCCTCAAGAGTTTCGCCCGCTATTCGGTCATAGCTCTCAAGCGGGTGGCCGAGAACGTCTGGACCTTAACCGGAGAACGCGCACTGGTATGATGTTTCTCAAGGCAGTAAGCGCCGCACGGCGCGTCTATCCCGTTATTACCGACGGCCTGAAGTTGTACCTCGACGCGTACAACCTCGACAGCTATTCAGGAAGCGGGAGTACTTGGACTGACCTCTCAAATAGCGGTTACAACTTCACGAATTACGGCGCCACGTGGACCACGTCAGGCAGCTTACGTTACTGGGAATTGGACGGGGTCAACGACAGGATAGAAGGGACCAATACGACCACCCTGTATGACATTACGAGCAGTGGTTATAGCTGGTCTGTTTGGGTAAATCACGTAAGTACTCCGGCGGCGTTCGATGTAATCATTAACGCGGAATACGGTACATCTGGGAAAATTACCTATTTTATCGATAACCGGAACGGCGGTAACTCAAACGGTAACGGCTGGTTGACGGGATCGTACACGGACACTGGTGGACAGCAGCAAACTATCCAATACAACCAAACAATAACTACCAATGTGTGGCGCCACGTATGCGTGACATTCACCTATTCCACCACCACCACAGGTACGTTAACTTTTTATATAAATGGAGCACAAGAGCAAACCGGCAGCAAGACAGTGACCGGCGGCCTGACGTGGGCCAGCTTTAACAATTCCCTCCGGCCCATTATCGGAGCGCTGAAGGACGTAGCGGGAACCTACAGCCGATTCAACAACATCAAGGTCGGTGAGGTATTGAACTACAACCGACCGTTGACAGCAACGGAGGTGTCAAACAATTACAACAGCACGAAATCAAATTACGGGCTATGAAATATTACCGCATTTATCTAAAGGAACAACTGCCTGATGTGCCGTGGCATCTGTTTGTACAGAGCGTCCGCTGGAACCTGGCATGCACAGAGTTCATCCTTGAGTACAACCTGGAACCTGAAGATAAAACCGGCGTGCTGACCCGCGACGAAGCGGCGGCCTACACAAAAACAAGCGACTGGGACAACGGCGAGCCGTGGGCATCTTTGTACAATGGCCAAGGCTAAAGCACAGGCACAGCCCGTACGCATCGAGCGGCAGGTGAGCAGGCCAGGCGTCCACGCCAAGACAAAGCAGGGCACGCACAAGCGCGGGAAGAACTGGCGCAAGCCATACCGCGGCCAAGGCAGGTAATTCTGCTGCAGTATATTCGCCGCCATGGGCATCGATACTGTCATCTCACTATTCGCGGCCCTCGGCGCCGTGGCCGGCATCTACGTCAAGATGAGCAACGACGTCGCACGGCTGAAGTCCCGCGTGATCCAGCTGGAGCTGAATGACAACGACACACGCAAGCAGCTCCGGGAGATAGTTGACAGCATCCACAAAATTGAGCTCACGCTCGCGCAGCTGTTGGCTCGCCTCGAGCGTTGAACTGGTACACCCACCGCATGAGATACTTCAAGCTGACCGAGTTCGACAGCCCCGACGCGCCCGGCTCCGGCGCGAAGATGGACAAGGAGTTCCTGGCTATGATTGACGAGGCCCGCCACCTCGCCGGGGTGCCCTTCAAGATTAACAGCGGCTACCGCACGCAGGCCCACCACAACAGCCTCGCCAAGAAGGGCTACAAGACCGCCAAGAACAGCGCGCACCTGCGAGGCTTTGCAGCGGACATCCACTGCCCCGACAGCTCCACACGCTTCGCTATCTTCTCCGCTCTGCTCAAGGCTGGGTTCAATCGCATAGGAATCGCCAACACCTTTATCCATGTCGACAATGACCCCAGCCTCCCTGAAGACGTCGTCTGGACATACTAAACTCAAGCAGCACGGACCGACCACGTGGTCTGCGGCCTACACCCGCACCGCCACGGACGGGCCGGCCAAGTTCCTCCTGCTGTCCGACGTCCACTTCGACTCCGTCAAGTGCGACAGAGACCGGCTCAAGCGGCACCTCGACGAGGCCGTGGCGAAAGACGCCGCGGTCTTTTGTTTTGGGGACTGGTTTGACCTGATGCAGGGCATGTACGATCCACGGCGCAGCTACGCCGGACTGCGACCGGAGTACAAGTCCATCACCTACCTTGACGACGTCATCAACGACAGCATCGAGTTCCTCCAGCCCTACGCCGACCGGTGGCTGTTCATGGGGCGGGGCAACCACGAGACCAACATCGAGAAGCGGCTGTCCACCTCACCCATCGACCGCCTGTGCCAGGGCATGGGCGGCATCGTTTCGCCAGGCAGTTACAGCGGGTGGATTAAAATACAGATAACGAGGTACGAGAGCGCCAGCATGATTCCTATGCTGATGCACTTTCATCACGGGTACGGAGGCAACGCGCCACGCTCCAAGGGCGTCCTCAACGTCGACCTCGACCAGAAGGAATGGCCGGATGCCGACGTCATCGTGAGCGGACACACCCACCAAAAGTGGCACGTGCCTATGACGGTAGAGCGCATCGGGCAGCACATGGCGCTGCGCGAGGAGACCGTCCACCACGTGAAGCTGGGCAGCTACAAGATGCTGGACCGCTTCGCCGGGTGGGAGGTGGAGAAGGGCTTTGCACAGCCACGCCTCGGCGGGTGGTGGATGGACGTGCACCTGAACCGCATCAGGACGGACGGCAAGGAGAAAATCAACCACCGCACTACCTTCACCGAAGCACACTAACCAACACCATACCATGTGGGACTTCATTATCGAAAACTGGGCGGAGCTCACGCTGGCCCTGCTCTCTCTGCTGGGAACCTTGACAGCTCTGACGGAGAGCCAAGCGGACGACACTTACGTAGACGTCGTGAAGCGCGTCGTCAACGCAATCGTGCTGGGCAAGCCGAAGAAGTGAAGCCCACCTTCGATTTGGCTTCCATCCTTGGGCGCCTGGACATCACCGAAATCTTCAAGACCAAGGGCGACCTGAAGCGGTGGTCGGCCAAGCGGACGGTGGGCGGCGTCATCGCGCTGACGGCCTGCAGCGACATCATGGCCCACGGCATCACGTGGCCGGCCGTTGCGCTTTGCGCAGTGGCTGTTACACCGTTGTGCCTATCTTTCGCGGAGTAGTACGCACACTACGCATTGTGAATTTTGTTTGATTTGGTTGGCCCTGCCCCTAACGTGGGGCGGGGCTTTCTTGTTCACATAGGTATGTGGGAAAGAAATTTGCCAAAAAGTTAGCGCAGGTGGGAGAGGTAATGTATCATTGCCGAGTCAACCAATCAAACAATTGACGCATGAAAGATTACTTAGAACTCCCAATCGCGGAGATGGAGGTGGAAGACGCCACCTTTGAAGTTGAGTTTGAAGCGTGGACCGACACCAGCGGACCTGGACCGGACGAGAGCCACATCGACATCCTGAAGGTCACCTTGCGGTGTGGAAAGTGGAACATCGACGTGACCGAGGTGATGCAGTGCAGCGACGATCTGCGCGGCCAAATTGAGGCTTACCTCGACTTTACCAGCGGGTACTGATGGACTACCGAGCACTCGAGCAGGACTACATGAACCTGCGCAAGATGTACGCCATCGCCCACAGCTTCATCGTGGAGGTGGAGTCAGGCAGCATCGACTACCTCGTCGTGCAGAAGGCCAAACAAGTATTAAACGACCTAAAAGACCTTGACTGATGCCACGCCATTACACACAGGAAGCCTATGAAGAGGCACTCCGCTACGAGCAGCGCTTTACCGAACTGGTGCAGGAGCTGAAGGAACGCATCGAAGCCAAACACCCCGGCAAATTCAATTTCAACAAGTGATGGCACGCAACCACTACACCACCAACGGCCCGCGCATCGCATCCACGTCGATGCCGGAGCGGGCGCCTGAGAGCTTCAACGCCTGGCAGGAGGAGCTGCAATGGGAGCGCGACCTCGAGCGCATCCTCGAGGACTTCAAGTACCAGCTGCGCGAGAAGCTGCGCACGGCGTACTACAACAACACGAGGTCACAATCTGTGATGTCAAGTGACCACCAGCGTATCCAACAGTCATGAGCAAGTTCAAATACGGCGAGCGGGTGGAAGTGCGGGACGACGATGACCAAGATTGGGTAGAAGCCACCTTTGTACAGAAGGTTGTAGACATCACGTACTGGACACAGGAGCCGGACAGCCCGGCGTGTGGCTGGGAGCAAATACGCAAGATTGACCCGGACAAAAAGGACGAATGAAACGCAGGACACAAACAATCGAAAGTTGCACGCATTGCGGAAAGGTGTTTCAAGATGGTGAGGATTATTGGGATGCTGACCGTGGAGATTGCTACTGTGACGAGAATAAATGCGGCTGGGAAGAAGAGTACTATAAGGATTGACCCGGACAAGAAATGAGAACAGCACTACAGGTGCTTATCGACTACATCAGCGACGAGCTGGAGCACAACCGCAAGCTGCTCGAGGAGTTCCCACACGTCGCCAACGTGCTCCTGCGTGCCGAAGAGCTGCTGCCGTACGAGCAGCGACAGCTGGCGGCAAATCCCATCACTAACACCCAAATCCAACCCACAATGTCGGATATCGACTTCACAACCTGGAAGCACTGGAAAGAGTTGCCTACACAGGAAACCTGGTGTCTCATCGCTTACCGCTGGAAAGCCATCGGAGACCCTTCGCGCATCAGGTACCAGGTAGATCGCACCATCCAAGGTGAGGCCCGCTGGTGGGGCACTGACCCGCTCCGCGGACCCTTCGAGATACTTGGATGGAAACCTTTTGACCCCATCTCCGTACAGGAGGCCATCAACCTTGAAACCATCAAGCAATGACACCGGAAACAATCCAAGCCATGCGCGATCTCCGCGCAGAACTGCAAGGCGTAGACAACGCCATCAAAGCCCTCAACCCGCAGCTGTCCCTTGGCATCGCCATGGCACTCACCCTCATCGACCGACGTATCCATGGGCCAGCCAGTTGAGGAGTTCCGGAAGCTGGCAGCGGCGTACAACATGGCGCCGCACCACTTCCACAAGGACAAGCGTGGCTTCATCATCGTGACCCGGCAGGGCATCGACTACCTCCAGGCGCACCTCGGCATCGTGGTGACCTTCGAGACGGTGCTCCAGTGGTCCGACCCGGAGGCCGGCCGGTACGTCATCAAGGCCACCGGCACGATGCCGCGCAAGGACGGCAGCCCGCACGTCATCTCCAGCTTTGGGGAGACGAGCAAGGCCAACAACACCAACCCCTACCCCGTCGCCATGTGCGAAAAGCGCGCGCTGTCGCGGGTGGTGCTCAAGCTGGTGGGCATGTACGAACTGGGCGCGGTAGGTGAGGACGAATTGTGACAAATCAAACAAACCCTTTAATCCCTCTTTTATGAAAACTTTCTTTGATTACGGCGCGTCCTCATTTGGAGCGCAGAAGTTGCAGCCGAATGTGATTCATTCGACAAAGCACTACCACTGGTTTAACTATGCCAATGGCAACCGAGACATAAACCCAAGCGAATACCAAAAACTAAAAAAGAACATATCTGAAAGCGGCCAGCTCCAGCCAATTATGGTAAATGAGCGCGGCGAGGTTATTGACGGACAGCACCGTCTCGCGGTTTGCAAGGAGTTAGGAATGCCAATCAGCTTTGTTGTTATTCCGGGCACAACAATTCAGACCGCTGTGCATTTGAACACAGCTGGTCATCGCTGGTCAACACTTGATTGGATTAACTATTACGCAAAACAAGGGAATGATGATTACAAAGAGCTTTTGCAATTTGTAAAAAACAGTCCTTTTAACGTGCGTTTAAGCGTAATGATTGCCCAAGGCACTTTAACAACAGCTACAACCGACAGAGATACGGCAATGAATATAAAGGCTGGAACTTGGATTTGCAGAAACTGGGATATGGCACACGAACGAATGATGCAAATGTCAAATGTGGCTCCCATAATAAAGAACAGTTTTGACCTATATGCAAACGCCCTAATTAAATACAATAACCTGAAGCAATTTGATTGGAGTCGATTTGTAAGGCAACTAAAAACACACCCTGAAGTATTGCAGAAAGTAGCTGACGGACGACAGGCACTTGAGTTAATAGACAAGCTCTACAATTACAGAAAAACAAGTAAAGCCGTTCCAATATTGCATCTGTACATGTTGTCTAATACTGGCTGGGCTAAAAAGAACGCTAAAGCCAAATGATTGAGGAGCAGCTCGGCGTGTGGCTGTGGATCGCAGGCATCCTCGTGCTCGGTTATTTGTTAGTTAACAACATCGATTTGCGCTGGAGATTAGCAAAGGCAAACGCACGCATCCGCGTCCTCGAGCGCAAGCTGTGGACCAGCGACGTCGACGCCATTCTTGACGAAATCTTAGGCGACCCACATGAGCGAGCTTGACGACTTCTTCGACGAGGCAGCCCTGGACAGCACCACGCTCATCGAGGTGCGACGTGTTCGCCTCGAGTCACTTATGCAGTGCACTGTCCTGTGGGACGACGAGGCAACCCTCGACGCCATCATGTACGGGCCGATGGATGACCAGACCTACCACCACCTCAACCTGCGCCTCATAGCGCACCTCGACCGGCCCGATTCACGAGGCCGATGGACACAGACACAGATGGCAAAGTTTATCAAATCTTTTACTAATGAAAATCACGATTAACGGCACCGTGAAGGCGGTGCAAGAGCCCAAGACCTTCGCCTCCGGATTCACAGTATGCGACGTGCTCATCGAGGCAGGCAGCAACATCTACCCCGTCACGTTCAAGAAGGACGACGTGGATGAAGCCCTGGCACTGGTGGCCGAGCATCCGATCACGCTCGAGTGCTGGCTGAACAGCCGGGAGTGGAACGGCCGATACTTCGTGGAGCTCAAGTACGCAGGCAAGCCGGAAGAGGCACCTGCTCCAGCTCCGGCCAAGAAGCCGCTCGCAGGACGCACCACCAACCGCATGGCACCACCGTCAACCCCAGCGCCCAATGACCTGCCCTTCTGACGAAAACTACATGATAGTCACCAGCATGGAAGCCTTCCTCATCAAAAACTACGGCAGCCTGACTATGGCAGCTGGCAACCTGAAGGTCAGCCCGCAGACCATCAATAACTGGCTGAAGCGCAACCCGCGCGGGCTGCTGAAGCACATGCCGACCATGGTGCAGCAGTGCAACGTCACCGAGACCCAAATCATGGGCGAGGTGCTTTACCACGAGGAGTACCTGCAGAGCGTGGGACAACGGTGAATAACTACCTCCAGCTACCGACAGAGGCTGCCGCGCACCTGCGGCGGCTCTCTGCGGTGCAGCTGTACATATGGGCCGATGCGTGGACCTTCCAGCAGAACGGGCAGCAGGCCTACCGCTCCAACGCAAAGCTGGCGCAGATGCTCGACATCTCACCGCGCAGCGTGTCACGCGCCATCCAAGGCCTGCACGAGGCCGGCATGTTGTCGGTACGCATCCAGCAGGAAGGCGAGACCATCAAGCGGTACGTCACGGCGACCCTACCGACACGAACGTCACCCCCCGACACGAACGTCGTGGGGGTACCGACACCAACGTCGGGGGGGTACCGACACGAACGTCATGGGGGTACCGACACGAACGTCCACATAATAGATAAGAAGAATAGAGAAGTTAATAGAGAAGTTAAAAGAGAAACGCGCACGCGCGAGGTTGTTTGGCCTTTCAATTCTGACCAGTTCATGAATGCCTGGAAGGAGTGGGAGGCCGATCGCCGCGAGCGACGCGTCAAGCCATACACCACCCGCGGCCTCCAAACCGCACTACACCGCCTCCAACAAATCAGCGAGTACAATGAAGGAATCGCAATCCGAATTATCTCCCAGTCCATCGCCAACGGATGGCAAGGGCTCTTTCCTCTTAACAACAAGCGGGGAAATCATCAGCATGACAGACCACGAGGTAAGGACATCACTGCGGACGACCTTGCGCGCCTTGTGGCAAAGCGATACGGGCCTCGCTTTCCCCCAGCCCACAAGTGACGACATGACCATCCGCAAAGCCCTCGAGCTGGGGCCGGAAGACACCAACGCCGCCATCCTCTACACCCTCAAGGAGCTGGTCAACGCGCTCGAGTGCAAGGTGACCATGCGAACCGCCGCCGACTTCGACGATGCCATGACCGTCATCACCGAGAACTATGGCTGGACCCTCGACGAGCTGCGCCACTGCTTCGCCATGATACGGACCGGACGCCTCGGGCCGGAGAACCTGTACGAGCGCTTCAAAGCCCGTGAGCTGTACGCCTGCATGCGACAGTATGCCGACGAGCGGGCACGCCACCGCATGCGACATGCAGCCAAGTACGACCCCGATGTGCAGGACGTCAAGCCCGCAACCGAGCGCACCGCCCAGTCCCTCACCGCCATAGCCGACGTGCTCGACCTGCCCGCCTACAAGCCCAAAGCCGGTATCTTGGCTACCGATGGCGAGAGACACCAAAGCGAGCAGGCAGCTCAACACCAAACCCAAAGCCAAGCCCAAGGGCAGGAAGCTCACCCACGCGCAGGCAGTCAAGAAGGTCGACCTGTGGTTCAGCAAGCTCGTACGCTATGAAGCAGCAGACAGATACGGCAACGCCCGCTGCTTCACATGCGGCAAAGAAGACCATGTCAGCAACCTGCAAGCCGGACATTTCGCCTCTCGCCGCTTTTGGGCTACACGATGGGATCAGGATAACGTCCGCACACAGTGCGTTTCCTGCAACATTTACCGAGCAGGAGAACAATGGCTTTTTGGATGCGCTCTCGAACGTGAGCAGCCAGGAAGAGCTCATCAGGTTATGCAACGAGCGCAGCAGCACCGAGCGTACAAGGTGGCAGAGCTGGTGGAGCTTGCATCGCTCTACAAAAAAGCTGCTCTACTTCACGCCAGTATCAAGCGAGTGGTACATCAGGCCGGAGGACGAGATGCAGCTCCAGGAGTTGAGGAGTGAACGGCTGCGCATCCTGCACTGGTTGGCGGACAACAAAGCCTGCGGCAACACGTGGGAGTGGGCAGCGAACGTCAACCGCCTCGACCGCATCAAAGCCAAGCTCTACCAAATGACCGGTCACCCACCATTCAGAACATAACCATGCTCGACATCCCCTCCTACTTCATCCAGCTATGAACCACAACGGCCACCACTTCGAGCACCCCAAAGACAGAGATAGGCCGCAAGCGCGCACCACCGTCATCTATACCAACTGGAGGCGGTCGTCGCAGCTGCAGAAGATTACTGAGGACTGCTCACGCCAAAGCGCCAACCCCGACATCCTCGTGGTCGACAACGCCTCCGACAGCCGACACCGCTACGAAGGCATAGCACACCGCATCGTGCGCTACACCAACGAGCGCAAGTGCTGGCAGCGGTGGATGGAAATCCACTACACCAACACCGAGTACATCCTCATCATGGACGATGACCTGACGTTCGTAGACCAGGACGTCATCGCCGACTGCGAGCAGTACATGGACGAGAACCCTGGCGTGCAGGCTATCGGCATCAACGGCGTCAACCTGCTGCCTGGCCGATCGTACTGGCGCAGCATGCACCACCCAGCCAGCCACACAGACACCAAGACCGACATAATCAAAGGCCGCTTCTTCTTCCTGCGACCCGAGCACATCAGCCTCATGCCACGTGCCCTGGACGATTACAACGACACCTGCGACGACATATGCGTCAGCGCCATGCTCGAGAACAAGGTGATACCTGCCATGCTCATGAGCCGCATCACCAACCTCAAGGAAGGACTCGAAGCCCTGCACGCCTCGCAAGACCAACGGCGCAAGCGCGACGCAGCCGCGGCCCACTACTTCTCCCATGCCTAACGTCCCCGACGGCAAGCCACCCAAGTGGCACGCCAAGATACCCGGCGCCGAGCACGTCGAGTGGCAGTACAAGACCTGGAAGTGGGTGAAGTACCGCTTGTGGTTCCTCAAGATGAACCCGCTGTGTGCTGTGTGCGAGCGGCCGGCCACAGTCGTCGACCACATCATCCCGGCCAAGTCAAAGCCCCAGTGGTTCTGGCGTGTTTCCAATCACCAGCCGCTGTGCGAGGTGTGCCACAACAAGAAGCGCGCAACGAGCGACAAGGAATAATACTACTGAACACTTCTAATTAAATGCAAGTACTAAAGGCCTTCCAATATAGGTTTTTTCAGGGGGTAGGGGGGTCCCCTAGTGTTTACGCGCTTCTACTTTGAGCGCGCAGTTGATTGTGCTTCGATGGTATTGATAACCTTTTGGGATAAATAGAAAACATCAAGAAATAAAGTAATGGAAATGCACCCCGACATCCGCGAGCGTTACGACCAGTTGTGTGCTGACTATCAGCGCCGCGGCATCATCACGCCAGGCATCCGCTCGCTCATCTACACGCTCGCCTGCGTGGAGGTGGAGGAGGAGATGCTCCAGTCGTTCATCAGCAAGTACGGCACCACCTACACCGTGACCGGCAAGAGCGGCGACCAGTACATGAGGAGCAGGCCGGAGTGGCAGCAGCTGCGCGACAACCGTCAGCGGAAGACCTCCATCGTGCGGTCGTTAGAAGGCAGCATGAACCAGGAGATGGAAGAGGATGAGCTCGACAAGTTCCTCAGCTGACCCCGGCTACTGGTACGACGCCGAGGCGGCCGACCGGGTGGTGAACTTCATCGAGCAGTTCTGCTCGCACGTGAAGGGCCACCAGGGGCCGTTCCTGCTCGAGGACTGGCAGAAGGACGACATCATCCGTCCGCTGTTCGGGTGGAAGCGTGCCGACGGCATGCGCAAGTACCGCACCTGCTACATCGAGATCCCGCGGAAGAACGGCAAGTCGAACCTGACCGCCGCCATCGCCCTCTACCTGCTGGTGGCGGAGCAGGAGGCCGGGGCCGAAATCATCAGCGCGGCCGGCGACCGCAACCAGGCGCGCATCGTCTTCGACATCGCCGCGGCCATGGTCGGGCAAAACAAGAGCCTCGCTTCACGCTGCAAGACGCTGCAGCACGCCATCTACTACAAGAACTCGTTCTACAAATCCATCAGCGCCGAGGCCCGGACGAAGCACGGCTTCAACTGTTCGGCCGTCCTCTTCGACGAGCTGCACACGCAGAAGGACCGTGAGCTATACGACGTCCTCACCACGTCGGTGGCAGCACGCCAGCAGCCGCTCATCATCATGCTCACAACGGCAGGCTACGACACCAACTCCATCTGTTACGAGGTGCACGACTACGCCGAGCGCGTCCTCAACGGCGAGGTAGACGACCCGACGTTCCTGCCGGTGCTGTACCGCGCCGCCAAGGAGGACGACTGGACCCAGGAGGCGACGTGGAAGAAGGCCAACCCCGGCTACGGCGCCATCTGCCGGAAGGAGTATTTCGAGCAGGAGGTCGCCAAGTGCAAGGCAAACCCCGCGGTGCTTAACACGTTCCTGCGCCTGCACCTCAACATCTGGACCGGCAGCGACGTCGCGTGGATCACGGACCACGAGTTCATGCGCGGAGCGCGGCCCCTGCCGGACGACAACTACCTCAAGAAGCTGCCCTGCTGGGGCGGGCTCGACCTGGCCTCCACCCGCGACCTCACCGCGTTTGCTCTGCTCTTTTGGGACGAGGTGGTGCAGGTGCACTACCTCAAGGTGCACCAGTTCGTCAACGAGGAGCGCACCAAGATGCGCAAGAGCGAAGGCGTGGACTACCTGCGCTTCCAGCGCGACGGCGACCTGTCCATCACACCCGGAAACGTCACCGACTTCCGCACCGTTCGCGACCACATCATCCGGGCGGCGGAGACCTACAACATCACAGCCGTCGCGTACGACCGCCGCTTCTCCACGTACATCGTGCCGGAGCTAATCGACGCGGGCATCGACATGCAGCCAATGGGCCAGGGCTTCCTCGACATCAGCATGCCCACCAAGATGTTCGAGATGGAGGTGGTGAAGGGCACAGTCATTCACGGGGGCAACGCCTGCCTGCGCTGGCAGATGGGCTGCGTGAAGCTGGACCGCGACGCCGCCGACAACATCAAGGTCACCAAAGGGCGCACCAAATACGGGCAGATGGTCGACGGGGTGGTAGCTTCCATCATGGCCTTTGGCTGCAAGCTCAACAGCGACGACGATGACGTCATCTACGAGGTGGTGACGCTGTAGGGAATTTTTCCTATAGCGTACCTTCGGCGCAATGTTCGAGAGAATCCTATCCCTCTTCCAGCGGCGTGCTCGCGTTGCCTACACCGGCAACAACGAGTTTTGGAACTCTACGGCCTACACCATGCGCACCCGCTCGGGCGCTATGGTAGGGAAAGAGAACGCCATGACGGTCGCCACCGTGTACGCTTGCGTCCGCGCTATCTCGCAGACGCTGGGCTACATGAACCTCAACGTGCTCGAGCGGATTGACACCGGCCGGCGGTTGGCGTACAACCACCCGGCCCACCAGCTGTGCGCCGTACGGCCGAACGACTACCAGACGCCCTACGAGTTCTGGGAGAGCATCACCGCGATGGCCATGGTCTACGGCCGGGCCTTCGCGCACATCAAGCGCAACACCTTCGACGGCCGGCCGACCGACTTGCACATCCTGCACACGAACGACTGCACCCTGATGAACATGAACGGCATGCTGTTCGTGCGTCACGCGGAGCTGGGCGACCTGCGCTACGAGGACGTGCTGGCCGTGAGCTGCCTCAACGGCAAGTCCCCCATCGAGCTGCACCAGGAGAATATCGGCATCGCCAAGGCGGCCGAGAACTACGGCGCCGACTTCTTTGGCTCCGATGGCTCCATGCTTGGCATCCTGTCCACCGACAACCCCATCAAGAACGAGCAGATGGACGCGGTGCGGCGGTCGTGGCAGACCGGCGGCATCGGCGTCAAGGTGCTGCCGTTTGGCTTCAAGTACCAGCAAATCTCACTGCCTCCCGAGCAGGCGCAGTTCCTACAGACCCGGCGCTACAGCGACGAGACCATTTGCACGATCATGGGCGTCCCGCCGTATATCGTAGGAGTTGCCACGC